TGAACTAAGAGAGATCCAAAAGTTGGATCTTGTGTTTCATTCTGAAGAATGGGCTTCAGAAAGTTAATAAAGCGGGACACATCAATAGGTCCGCTTGCAGAAGGTTGATTCGCTGAATCAGAACTACTTCTATCAATGAGTTTACCACCGATGTTTTTAATGACATCGAAGATAGCTCTTCCTGCTTGAATTCCCATACTAACAGTGGGTCCTCCAAGTGCTTGGAGTGCTGATGTAGCCATACTCAAGATATCGCCCAAACCAAAAGCGAAAGCAGCAGCTTCGTCTGTCATATCTCCAGGGAGACTGACATGACTAATCTGACCACTAATCGTAGTTGGTAAGCGAGTTTCTATCGTATAGAACCCAATACTAGGACCGAGATTTCCTTCTCCGGTTGGAATGACATGTGCGTTACGCTCGAACTTCTGAGCAATCGTACTTATACCTCCTGTACCAGATTCATCTGGAGCTACCGATAAATTAAGGGGAACTGTTACTATTGAACCAACAGGTAACACTCCATTCCAAATTTCAACGGCAAAGTCATCTTGATCGATGTCTTCATCAAAGGCGCCACCAGCGTTGATTTCACCTTCATACGTACCTTCTCCTGCATACGGAGCTACTTTATTCTCTGAATCAAAAGTATTCATACCTTCATCATCGCCATGAAAGACGAATCCAATCTGGGGTTCGACTCCCAGGTATTGAAGATCCTTTTGCTCCACAAAATCTGCAAACTGCTCTACTAACCATCCTAAGCTACTAACTTCAGGACGCGGTTTCGTTGGCACGTCAAAATAGGAGTTTCCTACTTTTAACAATATTCGTACACTGACATCAGCAGTATCAGAGGTTCGATTAAACCCTGTTACTCTATAACGCCAATCGACTGTTGCTTCATCTGTTCTTAAGAACCGATTATTGTAATACCTGGGTCGCCCTTGTACTACTACTCCTGCAAAGTTCCTAGGAACTAAGTCCAATTCGATGTTTCCACCCATTTCAACTAGGTAACGAGAAGAGTCATTTCTTGAATCTTGAAATTCAACAAGTCCAGATACTGTTGGAGGTCTGGAGATCACGATTTTTGCTTTCATCGTTCTTGCATAACCGCAGACTTCTGATCCAGCAACCCATACATTTCTTCTATAAGCTTTACTTATATTCTCACCTCTCGTAGTAAGATTGTATGGATTGACAGAAAGATTCTGCCAGGCTAACAAGTTTTCAGTACCAATCGTGAATACAGTTGATTCAAACCAACGCGTATTCGGCAAACCTGTCTGATTTCTTGTTGATCGACTCCCAGAGGGGATAGTCGGCTTCCCAGTAGAAGTTTCTACTTGTGGTGCTAGATCGGAAGCAGGTGTTGCATCGAGTGCAATCTGCTCACTAACATTACCAACACCTTCGGCTTGTACCTCTACAGAAGGTTCATCACCACCATGATATTCGAAAACTTCATCGGATGTAGGGATAGTGGTTGGAATAAATTCCAATCCCGGGATAGAATCCCACTCAGCATTGGCTGGTACTTTTGTACTAAGTTTTACGTTAATACAAGCTTGATAAACTGTTACTACAAGCGGAGTGTTTACCGCTTCTGTAGTGTTATCTTCAACTAAACGTATAGTTATAGCACCGCCACTCTGGCCACTTCTTCCTATATCCTGACGGACCATCGAAAGATCATTACTCCATGGGAGATGGAACGCTATAGTATTGACACCAGCAGGTCGAAACCTGACTGAACGTGTCTTTGTTCTAAGATCCACCTCTGGTGCGAACACCTCCACTAGAGCACCAACACCAAAAGGTGATGGAATGTGAACAATCCACACAAAATCAGCTTGTATATTTCTATACAATCTCATAATTGTGGCTTGCTCAGGAGTCACTCTCGGTTGGAGAACGAGGGCTGTACCGATAGCTGGTAAAGGTACAGTTCTTGGAAGAAATGCTGCAAAAGCATTTCCTAGATCAGCTTTACCAAAAACATGCATGGGAAATTTGCATTTCCGGGTAGCACGCAACGGGTAAGCCTGAAAGTCGTCATGACATAATGGAGTCCTGATGTAAATCGGTTCTCCAACTTCGGAAATTATATTTCCATTATCCAATGAAGGATCTCTACCTATTCTAGGTAATGCAGTAAACCCGCTACGTAAGCAGCGTGGCATATCATAAATCTTTATATCTTGGGTTTGATTCATTTTTACAAGTGTGTAATATATCCGTTGGTCGGATTCGTGTTATTTACCGTAAACGATAATACACAAGGTCCCTGTACCAAAGGGTAAGAGACTCTTCCATTTGTTGAAAACAAATCGAAAGGAGCAGCCAATCTGACTGTCCTACTCGTGGAGGTATTGTCTTCAGAACTTAAAACGTTAGCTGTATAACCAACATTCGCTAAGATCTGAGTGGTTGTATTACCTGAATAATTTATACGATAGGTATAAACGTTTCCAGGAACACCTCCAGTGCGATATGAAAATAGATATTCATTACCGAGATAGAGCATTCCTAATCGAGCTCTATTAGCGTCCAGAAAATTAACTGTACTAGTTAGTGCATTTACTGTCGTTGTTAGCTGAGCTAACTGAGATTCTAAAGTAGTAATACGAGACGTATATCCCGAAACTTGAGATGACAGAGCATTTACTTGTAAAGATAATGACTGAACTTGATCGTTAAGATCGTCGATTTCATTGGACAAAGGAGTTAACTCTGCTGACAATGACATGACTTCAGCATCTAAAGACGCCACTTGTGCACTCAGAGGAGATATTTGAACATTTAAGGCTTGCACCTGTATTGTTAAATTATCAAGCTCTGTGTTAACGCGAATAAATTCAGCGTTAGTACGATTATTATTTGAATCAACAATCTCGCCTAGTTGCCTAAGCTGATCATTGACCATATCTAATCGCTCATTGGTGGCTTCTAATTGTGCCGATACTTGAGGGACATCGAGTGAATCGAGAACCTCAAATAAAGTTTTTCCTTGAGAGAAAATCAATCTACCTATTTCAGTCGTCATGATTCTCTTCAGGAGAGTGTACTTCTACACGAGTTGATAAAAACTTTATCAATTTATCATATAGTATGTATAAACATGCCATAGTGAACAATACAACAATTAAATCTTCGATGTACATAAATGTGAATTATTGTTATGATACCTATTAAGGTACTTACGTTTTGCTACAGAGTAGGTAACGCTAAGTAAAGCTGCAAGAGCTCTCCTTAAATCCAAATCTATACACTGACTTAATTTATTACGAAATGAATCATAATACTGTTCACCATGTAGAAGTGCCTCAAACATTGTTTGTTCAACGAGATTATACCAAATCACGTGTTCAGATGTTTCAATCTGAGTCCATACGAATGGGGATTCAATAGATCGTTGTAGCAAAGGTGCTACAATATAATCCTCCCATTCTACTATTCCTCTTTTAAGGAATTGAGCTTGATCAATAGGGCAGAACTTGCGTTCAACTCCATCTTTAGCTCCAGGCGTGATAATATGCCCGATAGAACTCATGACTTCTTTAGCAGAAAAATAGTTATACTTCTCTGCATACTCATCTGAAACAGATTCGATTTTGTCATCGCCAAAACTAACACCGGATACGTTGTTACGAAACTCACTTAAATCGAAATTTTCAGTGGTTTTTATCCAGGTGTAGTACGAAAGTATATCGTTACAAATACAGTTAATAACAGTGGTTAGATATTCACCACTCTTATTTCCACGTTCTGTTTTATAAACTGTATCGTAATCAACAACATACGTTTCAATGGATTCTTCTTCGAGAATAGCACGCGCTTCATCCCATTCATCTTTCGCTTTAGCCTGAATGACTTTACGAATCATGCGGAATGCAGTATGCATCAACTCACTATGAAGATGTTTATCATAGTTGGAGAAATCCATGTCAAACACATTATTGTGTTT